CCAAAATATTTGGTTCCTATTTTGACATTGTTACCAAAAACTGTGTCGAGTTCACTTTTGTTACGGTAGCCCTCTGAACGAGACCGTTGTTTTCTTTTAGAGTAAAAACCAACTCATCTACGACTTCTGTTACTAGGTATCTGTCTGACCGACCCTCCGTTTCCGTATCTTATTAAGCTACAGTAACTTCAGAACCTCTTACTAATCCAAGAGTTTCCATTTTGTTTAGCACATTGCCAATTATTGTTTGAATCAGTTTTTAACGAGTTTAATTCAGACCCGACATGCTCCTTTAATCCAACCAACGCCCGTCAAATCCAATATAGGCCCATATGTTTTGTACGGTGTGTTTCAAATGAACTAGTTATAAATATAAAGATAATAATATTTATTAGATATGCCAAGTGAAACTTACAAATTTTTAGAAAAGTTAAGTCAGGGTGATAATTCTGAAATTAATCGATACAACTATCCGGATGAATTGATATCTAATGTTCAAGAATCTTCTAAAAATCCAAGATTAACTAAAATAACAATACAATTTGAAGATGTTGAAAAATATCTGAACCTTTTAGGCGTTGATAATGAAGAAGATTTATGGGTTTGGAGAAAGTTTTCAGACAGATACTATTATGAGGATTATTCCTGGGATAGATATCGTGATGATTTTTTTGAGGGATATATTTTGGAGAGTTTGAATGCGGAAAACTTAAGGTTAATTTTAAAAATAAGAAGCTTATGTCCAGTTCCTAAAACAAGAGGAGAAGATCCGCAACATAAACTAGAAAATTTTTTAAACGAGAGATTTTATAATGAAGTTGATAACATAATTGATATATATCAAACATATCATGATGAATGTATTGCAAGAGCAGTTAACGAAATAATTGAAAATGAAACTAAAAACCCATTTCAAAAATTAGGGATTACAGAAATTTATAAGAACCGTCAATTTAAAACAACTGTTGGTATCTTGCTAAATTTGTATAAAATAATAAATGATCAAGAATTAGATTTGTTTGGACTTCTGAAAAAACTTGATGAAAAGTATAACAAATACATAGTTAGAGGCGATTGGTACGAATTGGAGTATAATAGTTGGTGTGATGATTTTGATTCTAATAGTATGAATGATGAAATAAAAAAATATTTGAATGACATCATAGAACAACTTGAAGAAGAGAGTGAAGATGATGAGGATCTTATAGAATTTTATAAATTATTTGAAGCCGTTTGGAAATTAGGTGGATTTGAAAGGTGGATTAACATGGCCGGAAAACAAATCACTATAAGATTTACGGATTTAAAAAGAAATCCAACAAGACTTACATTTCGATACAGGAAACCGAACCAAAATTATATGGAAAGTGAGATTAGAAGTGTAAAAAACCTTGAGGAATTGAATATGATGCTTTATCAAGGTGATTTATTTGAAAACGTCAAAAAAATATTAAGAAAACTTTTGTAAAAAAATAAAAGTTTCTTATCTTTGTTTTATGGAAAGAGATTTCGAATTATTAAAAAAGGTTTTATCAGTTCCTTCAAAAACTTACAAAGAAGATTTAATGATAGATTTTATAACAACATGGTTGGAAAAAAATAAAATTCCTTTTTATGTTGATGAATTTTATAATATCTATGCAACAAAGAAAACAGATGAAAATATTGATTATTTTCCATGTGTTGTATCTCATACCGATACGGTTCATAATATAGATTCAATAAATGTTGTTGAGGAGATGTTACCAAATGCTCAGAACGAAATTAAATTATCATTAAAAGCGTATAACAATGAAGGATCCCCAACTGGAATTGGTGGTGATGATAAATGTGGTATATTTGGATGTTTGGAATTATTGAAAGAACTTCCAAATCTAAAGGCGGCATTTTTTGTTGCGGAAGAAACTGGATGTAAGGGTTCTTTTAATTCGGATCCTTCATTTTTTGAAAACGTAGGTTATGCAATTCAATTTGATGCCCCTGAAAATAATATGATTTCAGAATTTCTTATGGGTAAACCAATGTTCAAACGAGATAGTGATTTTTTCACAATAGGATCTGAACTACTTACAGAGCATTTCCCAAAAGATACCAAATATCACAAACATCCATATACGGACATCTATCCTTTGAATCAAAAATTTGGTTTATCTTGTTTTAACATATCAATTGGATATTATAATTATCATACCAGAAATGAATATGTTGTAGTTGAGGACACTTATAATGGGATCAAAGTTGGTAAACTTATGATAGAAAAATTAGGATATAATAGATATTAAAAAAGGAGGTTTAATCCTCCTTTTTCTTTCTTACTCTTTTTTTAGGTTCCGGTTTAATTATCTCTTTAAGATCGACATATTCATCTTCACCATTTTTCTTAATAAATAAAATATATTCTTTTTCTTCCTCAAGTTCATTGGTTAGAATTTTTTCTGAAATCAAGTCTTCGATTTTGTCTTGAATTGCCCTTTTTATTGGTCTTGCGCCATACTGATCATCAAATCCAATTTTAGATATGTAATCAATAAGACAATCTTCATAACCAATATTATATTTCATGTTATTAACTCGAAGAATTAATTTGTCAACTTCCAATTTAACAATCCTATTAATGTCGTCTTTTTGAAGTGAGTTAAAGATAACAACTTCATCAATTCTATTTAAAAATTCAGGTGCAAAAAACTTACTTAATTCTTTTTTCAAAACATCTCGTTTAAGTTCTTCTTCCAAGATTTCATTATTTCTTGACTTAAAACCAACACCGGTTCCAAAATCTTGTAATTTCTTAACTCCGATATTAGAAGTCATAATTATTAAACAATTTTTGAAATTAATTTTTCTACCCAGACCATCAGTCATATGACCATCGTCCAACATTTGAAGTAATGTTGAAAATATGTCTTTATTTGCCTTTTCAATCTCGTCAAACAAAATAACAGAGTATGGTTTATTTTTAACTTGTTCCGTTAATTGACCACCTTCATCGTGACCAACATATCCTGGAGGCGAACCGATTAATCTAGAAATTGTGTGTTTTTCCTGATATTCACTCATATCAACCCTAATAAGACTATCCTCACTCCCAAAGATTTCTTTTGCCAATTGTTTTGCCAAAAATGTCTTACCCACACCAGTTGATCCCAAAAATATAAACGAACCAATAGGTCTGTTTGGATCTTTGATTCCAACTCGATTTCTTCTAATTGATTTTGAAATCTTTTTAACGGCTTCTGCTTGACCGATGATTAATTTATTTAAAGTATCCTCCAAACTAACCAATGAATTTTTTTCATCAAGATTTATTTTTGATACCGGTATCTTTGTCATATTAGACACCACTTCATAAATTAAATCTTCTGGTATTTCTCTTTTGTTACTTTTTAAGTCTTGTTCAAATTTATTTTTTTCAACTTCTAACTTTATATTAACAGTTTTTTCACGGTCTCTTAATTCGGCGGCTAATTCATATTTTTGTTTTTTGATTACTTCCGCCTTTTCTTGTTTAATTGCAACAATTTCAGCTTTTAACTTTTCAATACTTTCAGGAAGTTTAATATCAATTTGCATTCTTGACCCAACCTCATCTAAAATATCAAACGCTTTATCCGGAAATTCTCTATCAGTAATATATCTATCGGCCAATTCTACAAACAACCATAATACCTCATCACTATAATGAACCATATGATGATTTTCATACTTACTTTTACTTAATTTCAGGATTTCAAAAGTTTCACTTTTAGTTGAAGGGTCAACAATTATTTTTTGAAATCTCCTTTCTAACGCTCCGTCTTTTTCAAAATTTTTTCTGTACTCGTCTAATGTTGTTGCCCCAATACATTGTATTTCACCCCTAGATAATGCCGGTTTGAATATGTTTGAAGCGTCTAATGAACCCGAACTATTCCCAGCACCTACCATAGTGTGAATTTCATCGATAAAAATAATGATGTTAGGATTTGCCTGTAATTCTTCAATGATCACTTTCATCCTTTCTTCGAATTGACCTCTATATTTTGTACCTGCAACAATAGAGTTCATTTCTAATGATACGATTCTTTTATCCGCCAAATTTTTTGGGCATTCCCCAGAATGAATCATCATTGCAAGACCCTCAACAATTGCCGTTTTACCAGCTCCAGGTTCACCAATAATGATTGGGTTGTTTTTTTTTCTTCGAGATAAAATTTGGGCAATCCTTATAATCTCTTTTTTTCTTCCAATTACAGGGTCTAATTTGCCTTGTTCTGCAAGTTTATTAAGGTCTTTACTAAAATTATCTAACACAGGTGTTGTATTATCACCCTTTTTTTTGTTTTTGTCTCCATCATCTGCGAATTCAATTGCCATAATCTTTGTTTTTTTTTTAAAATTAGTTATAATTTACATTATAGTAAACTAAAATAAAAAAGTGTCATAAAAACTGACAATTTGTCATGTTCTATAAAATGGCACGTTTATTTATAAATAGGTTTACACAAATAAACTTATAAAAAAAACAAAAATGGATTTCGATAGTTTTGACGATTTGTTCAACAAAATGTACAATTATGTAAACACATCAAGTTTTTCAGGTAATGACTGGACCGAAAAAAAATATCAGTCGCCAGATGGAAAAATTAGCTTTACTTATTTCTCTAGAAATAATAAATTTGAACCCACTCTAGATGAGATTGGTAAACTAAAAAATGAGTTGGACACTGCGGTTGAATCACAAGATTTTGAACAGGCAGTCGTGTTAAGGGACAGAATTAAAAGTCTGGAAAAAAATAAACAACAGATCCTTTATCTTGAGACCAAATTAAAAGAATGTGTGAAATCACAGGATTTTGAAAAAGCCATTGAGTATAGGGATCAAATAAACAAATTAAAATCATAAAAATGGGAAAAATTATTGGTATTGATTTGGGTACTACAAATTCTTGTGTTGCCGTAATGGAGGGCAAAGAACCTGTAGTAATTACAAACAGTGAAGGGAAAAGAACAACACCATCGGTTGTTGGTTTTATTAAAGACGGGGAAAGAAAAATCGGTGACCCGGCCAAACGTCAGGCGGTTACAAACCCCAAAAAAACGATTTATTCAATTAAAAGATTTATGGGAACATCATTCACTGAATCAAAAAGTGAAATTGATAAGGTACCATATAAAATCGTAAATGAAAAAAATTCACCACGAGTTGACATCGATGGTAAAAACTTTTCACCACAAGAAATATCTGCGGCCATTCTTCAAAAAATGAAACAAACCGCAGAAGATTATTTAGGTCAAAGTGTGACTGAAGCCGTAATTACCGTTCCGGCATACTTCAATGACGCACAAAGACAAGCAACAAAAGAAGCTGGCGAAATTGCCGGTCTTACTGTGAAAAGAATTATCAATGAACCCACAGCCGCCGCTTTAGCTTACGGTCTTGATAAACAATCGAAAGACATGAAAATTGTCGTATTCGACTGTGGTGGTGGAACTCATGACGTATCAGTATTAGAATTGGGTGGTGGTGTTTTTGAAGTTTTGTCAACTGATGGTGACACACATCTTGGGGGTGATGATTTCGACCAAGCTATTATTGATTATTTGGCAAGTGAGTTCAAAAATGAACATGGTATGGATATCACCCAAGATCCAATCGCACTTCAACGACTGAAAGAAGCTGGTGAAAAAGCTAAAGTAGAATTATCTTCGTCTCCACAGACAGAAATTAATTTACCTTATGTAACCGCGGACGCTTCTGGACCAAAACACCTTGTAAAAACAATTACAAAAGCCAAATTTGAACAATTGGTGGAACCTTTAATTCAAAGAACAATTAAACCTTGTGAGTCAGCATTGAAAAATGCGGGTCTAAAACCAAGTGATATCGATGAAATTATTCTTGTTGGTGGATCGACACGTATTCCAGCAATACAAGATGCGGTTAAGAAGTTCTTTGGTAAAGAACCATCTAAAGGTGTTAATCCAGATGAAGTGGTTGCTTTGGGGGCTGCGATTCAAGGGGGTGTATTGGCTGGAGATGTAACGGATGTATTATTGTTGGATGTGACTCCACTTTCTTTAGGTATTGAAACTATGGGTGGTGTATTTACAAAATTAATTCCAGCCAATACAACCATACCAACTAAAAAATCAGAAACATTTACAACCGCATCTGATAATCAATCCACAGTGGATATTCATGTACTCCAGGGTGAGAGAGCAATGTCAAAAGATAATCGAACTATTGGTAAATTCCATTTAGATGGTCTCCCACCAGCAATGAGAGGTGTACCTCAAATTGAAGTAAGTTTTGACATTGACGCGAATGGTATTATTCATGTGTCCGCAACAGATAAGGGTACCGGAAAATTACAATCAATTAGAATTGAATCTTCTTCTGGTTTGTCAAAAGACGAAATCGAAAAAATGAAAATGGAGGCCGAAAAAAATGCTGAATCCGACAAGCAATTAAAGGAAGATGCTGACACATTAAATTCTGCCGACTCATTAATTTTTAGAGTTAATAAATCAATTAAAGATTTGGAAGGGAAAATTAGTGATGAAGAAAAATCAGATGTTGAGTCCTCTATTAATAAATTAAAAGAAGCGTTTGATAAAAAAGATGTTTCAGAAGTTAAGATTTTAACTGAAGAAGTTAATCAAAAATTTCAAACAATAAGTGAAAAACTTTACGCATCTACAACCACAAACGACGAAGTTACGGATCAAGATTTTGAGAACGTTGACTACCAGGAAGTAAAATAATCTCCCAAGATTAAATAAATTAAAATCCACTTTTTTGGTGGATTTTTTTTTATCCCTATTTATATTAAAATAAAAAAATCATGGCAATTACAAAAGAAGAAATCCAAGGAACAAAAATTTTAAATGAAATTGATTCGTCTAATTTGGTTAGAACCGAATATGATACCGAAACAAAAAAAATGATTGCGGAGTTCAAAAATGGAATGAAATATGAATATGAAGGAGTTCCACATCAAACCTACACGTCTTTTAGATCAGCGCAGTCACAAGGAAATTTCTTTAACAAGAACATATCTAAAACATTCGCGTACAAGAAAATAGGTTAAAATGCTTTTTTTTAATATTTATATTAGATGGATAAAGATGTGTTAAAAAGTTTTGAACAAAAAGAAACTTTAAATCCTAAAATTTGGGATAATGTCGATGGTCAATATAAACTAAATGAAGAAGTTAGAGACCATTTATTAGATATTGCAAATACATTTATTGACTATCTTGATGTTGATATATTGATCACGGATATAATTATGATCGGATCGGCAGTAAATTATAACTGGTCCAAATATTCTGATATCGACGTTCACATACTTTTAAATTTTTCACAATTTCCAGAAAACACACAAGAATTATATATAGAATTTTTTGATCTTAAAAAAACATTATTCAATCAAAAACACGAATTGTCTATTTATGGTTTAGACGTTGAATGTTATGTTCAAAACGAAGCCGAAACTGCATTTAGTAGTGGTGTTTATTCTATTTTATATAATATGTGGGTAAACGAACCTAAAAAAGGTGATACTGTTGATGTGGATTTTGATTTACTTAAAGATAAAGTTAATCAATGGATGGAAATAATTGATGGTGTAATTGAAAATATTGAAGATGAGGATCCGGAAACAATAAAAGAACTTGTTAAAAAGTATAAATCAAAATTAAAGAAATATAGACAGTGTGGATTAGAAAAAGGTGGGGAAATGTCTTTAGAAAATTTGGTGTTCAAATACTTACGAAGAAACGGATATATTGAGAAGTTATATAATAAACCAACAGAAATTATTGATAAAAAATTATCAATGAACCAATAATAGTTTCGAAAAATAAATATTCTTACTTAATGATATATTTATTAAGAAAAATAATACATTATTAAAAATAATTAATATGGGAGGATTAAAACCTATTGGTAGTGAAAAACTACAAGGAATGGAAAAAATCAAAAGAATGATTGAAATTTCGCGTTATAACGAAAATTTTCCATCAAGAGTAAATGAGGACTCTAAAAATACATATAGTGTCGATTTAGCCGATGGTAAAACATACTCTATTGTAAAAGAAAAGGGTGGATATATTATTAAAGAAACTTTTGGGGGTATTCACGACGAATATATTGAACCAATACAAAATAGAAAATATTTTTCTTCTTTTTCACAAGCACTTAAAAAAGTGAATTTGATGGCAAAAGAATTTAATACGTTGTATGAAAATGAAGAAGGAACCTCACTTTTAGGCGAAAAAAAAAAGTTTAAATTAAGGTTAGGTAAATCAAAACCTCAAGACACACCAGAACCAGCAGGAGCTATGCCACCGGCACCAGAACCAGCAGGAGCTATGCCACCGGCACCAGAACCAGCAGGAGCTATGCCACCGGCACCAGAACCAGCAGGAGCTATGCCACCGGCACCTGGAGGAGATGCGTTTGGAGATACGCCTCCAGCACCTGAAGGTGACGACATGGGAGGTATGCCACCAGCACCAGAGGGAGATGATATGGGTGATATGCCACCAGCTCAAGAAGATGATGATATGGGTGATATGCCACCAGCACCAGAAGATGATGATATGGGTGATATGCCACCAGCACCAGAAGATGATGAAGACGGGTCAGACTCTGGAGAAGGTGACGAAGAATCATCAAAAAAAGATGAGGGAACATCATTTAAAGTAATTCAAAAACTCACAGGTAAATTAGCTCAAAAAATTAGAAAATTCAATAACAATGATGATATGGACCCGAATGATGTAAAATACATCATTAATTCTATTTTATCAGCATTGGATGTTGATCTGTTAGACGAGGATGATATCGAAGAAATAATATCAAGACTTGAGGGTGATACTGATGAAGATGAGGACGAAAATGACGAAATGTCAAAATCTGATGAAGATGAAAATATGGGGGATGAAGAACCAATGGACTCTTCCGATGAAGATATGCCTCCACCACCAGAATCCCCAGAGGGTGGTGAAATGAAAGAATATTCACATTACTCTGAATTAGACGAAATAATGAATTTACCAGATGCGATTAATAAAAGCATCGGTTCTAAATTTTCCGGTAATGTACATGATAAAATGCAAGAATTTGGTGAAGAGTATGGTATGCATGGGGCAAGAAAACCAAGACACGAGTACAAACATTTGTCTCACGGAACTTTTGGTGAATCCAAGGTAGACAAAATTTTATCAAAATATTTTGTTCAAACAAAAAAAGAAATTATCAACGAAGAAAAGAAAAAATTCGAAAGGCAAACTAAGCTTGATATGAAATTACAGAAAGATTCTAATTATATTAGAACAATTTCTGAAAGCGTTCAACAGGAAAGATCAGCTCTTAAGTATTTGGAAAATAACCCAACATCAAAACTTGTTGGTAAAACCAACCAAGGGAATATCATTTTCAAAGAAGGAAATATTATTACAAAACTTACAAAGAACGGAAAAGTAATATGAGTTTTTTAATTTACATCAACGGACTTGGTTCTAACTATAAAGGTGAACATATCTATGAATTTATTTTTTCAAATTCATTAGATGAAGTCTGGGGTGAAAATTGGGAGTCTAAACCAGCAAATGGTTATCCATTACCACCAGATATTGAATACATATCAAAGGTTGGGGTTTTGACTCACGGTGAAATCAAATTAGAATTAATTCAAGATTCGGATGTTTTTTCTGTTCAAGATTCACTTGATGGTGTAATTGCTCTTGGGTGGGAAAAAGAAGACGAAATTGATTTTTCATTGGTGAAAAGATTAGTATTTAGATTTGGAGAAGATGAACAAATCGTAAAAGATAAATTATACGAAAGAGACCTCGTATTACAATTTGAAAAAAAAGTAGTTTATGAAAGCTAAAAACGATGTATTAATTTTATTGGAAAATGGTTTCCATTTTGAATTTGTATCAAGATTAAACCCAAAAGAAGTTTCAATTTTGGCAGAAAAAGTTTATAAAAGAAATCAAGAAACAAAAGAGTCGGTACAAACGGTACAACAAACCGGATATAAAACAACAGTTACTCCAGGAACAGAGGCAAATTTAAATGTCAATGGTGCTGACATAAGTGTGGACCCACAAAAAGGTATTACTATGATATCAACATCAAAACCCGTTGGTACCGGAGAAGTTACAGAAAAATTCCAATCAAAAAAACAACAAGGTTTATTTTGGGCTCGTTGTAATAAATGTAAAAATAAAAACTGCGAGTGGTGTAAAATGGCAAAAGAATTTTCTGATAAAACAACTAAAAAGGATTATGAAAATATGCCTGACGAGGTATCGGAAGATCTTTACACAAAAAAGACGGACAACGAAATGGAAAATTATCTTGAAGAAAGAATATTTGAAATGATCGAAAGACACATAAGTCCAAAAATGACTAAAAGTGAATTGATTACTACAATTTTAGAAAAAGTTTCAAAACATGAAAACATGATTTTGAAAACCCCGAAGAAAAATACTATGTTTTCCAAAGACGAAGGTAAAGAAATGAAAACACCAATTGGTAAAATGTTTAGTATGGGTGGCGAAATGAAAGAAAACACAAAAGAAAAAGAAAGAACACGAGAAAAAGATAGAACAAAAGAAAGGGATAAGGATAGACGAGGAAATCCATTTAAAGATCCAAATCCTGATGTTAAAGAAAACCCAAAAGCAAACACAAAAGAAAAAGAAAGAACTCGAAAAAAAGATAGAACAAAAGAAAAGGATAGGGATAGAAGAGGAAATCCTTTTAAGGACCCGAATCCAGGCGTTAAAGAAAAACCAAAGGCTGGTCAAGAAACAGAAAAGCAAAAAAGTGATTTTATGCAAGTTATAACAATGGCTTTAAAATAAAAAAATATGAGTGAAGAATTATTAAAAAGATTAATTAGACGGGTCATAAAAGAAGCACCAGTTGATGATTACCTTCAGGATTATCCAGAAAGAATGCATCCAAGAACTAAAGAAAGAATTGAAGATCCAGAAGGAATATATGCGAAAAACAAAGCGTTTCCTAGTGGTGTTTCCGATGTTGAAAGAGTTGCGGCAACAAGATTTAAAGAGATTGTTGATTACATAAAAAGGTATTATGGTACCGATAGAAACGTTACTGATCCATCAGTAAAAAGAGCAATCCAGATGGAACAAATGATGGCCGTTAGACAAGTTATGAGTATCGAGCCTAGACACAGAGAAGCTCTTCGTGATCTTGCAATGGAAATCGCGTCTAAAGAAGAAGGATGGATGCCTTATTCAGTGGAAGATGATAAACCACTTACCATGAAAGATGCAATTGAGAGTGGTATTGTAGTAAAAAGAAAATCAAATACGGGTGGAGTTATTTATGAATTTGATTACGTAAAAATTCAAACTTATTTAGGAGAAAGACCAATTAATCCTAACTCATTTCAAATGAAACCTGAAAAAGAAAAAAAATTACCAATTCCTTCAAACTTTTCGTTTGATATTGATGATCTAACCCCTGAAGAAGAAAAACAATTAGAAATTGAAAAAAGAAATGTTATAAACGCGCTCATTCAAGGAAATGCAAAAAGAGGTCAATTCGCATACCAAATTGAAGATTACAAAAATCAACTGGACCAAATAGACCCTAGTCTATACCCTCTTTATAATAAAATTATGAGTGCAAATGATTTAATGTACTTTACCGATGAAGACTTAATAGAAGCTTTAGGTGGAAACGCTGCTGGTGAAGCCGGTAAAGGTGAAATTGATGATGAGGATGATGATGAGGATGATGGTGGCGAAAAAGATTTATGGTATGCAAACGGACTTATATTTCCGATTTTAATTCACGAGTTGACAAAAGTATTTGATATGATCCCAGCAAGAAGTCAGTGGAAAGGTATGGACCCTGAAATGGCAAGTCAAGTTATTGGTCAAACAGATACTATGTCAAACGAACCCATGAATTTTAGAGTCGGAGCTCAACTTGTTAAAGATATTCGTTTTCTATTACCAGACGAATTACTTATGGACCCGAAAATGAAAGTTGTAAAACCTTTTTTCCAACAAGCACTTTATTCGGTACCAGCAAAAGAATTTCTACAAGATATAATTGCAAATGTTGTTTCACAAGACAAAAAAAACCAAGAAAAGGCGAGAAAAAAATTCCAAGAATTGTACGACAAAGCAAAGGCTGAATACAAAAAATATAAAGAAAATTCTGACGATGACGACGACGATGATTATGATGAAGAAGATGATTTTCTAAAATCATTAGGAAATTAATCCGATTAGAAATATTATTATAAACCCTCGAATATAAAATCGGGGGTTTTATATTTATAATAAAGTGTATAAATGGCTTTAACAAAAGAACAACTTACTATTGAATATGTGAAATGTATGAGAGATACTCCGTATGCCCTTCGTACGTATTTGCAAACTTACGACAATACAGTTCAAAAATATGTACCTTTGGAGTTATTTCCAGATCAGGTTACACTTTTAAATGATTATGAAAATTACGAAGAAAATATAGCACTTAAATATCGTCAAGCAGGGGTATCCACTGTGACTGCCGCTTGGATATCTAAAAGATTGGTTTTTGCTAAAAAAGAAAGACCTGAAAAAATTCTAATTATTGCTAACAAACTAGATACTTCTATGGAAATGGCAAATAAAATTAGATCATTTGTTGATCAATGGCCAAAATGGGTAGGTGCTGGTTTTTCTGTTGATAAAAATTCACAAAGACATTATAAGTTATCAAATGGATGCGAAGTAAAGGCGGTTGCAACATCACGAGATGCACTTCGTGGTTATACCCCAACAATTCTTATTTTTGACGAGGCCGCGTTTATCGAAGCTGACAATGACTTCTGGGCAGCTTGTATGGCTTCCTTATCAACGGGTGGTAAGGTAATTGTTGTATCTACACCAAACGGATACGATCCAATTTATTACGATGTTTATAATCAGGCGGCAAAAGGTATGAATAATTTTAAAGTTACGGAAATGTTTTGGTGGAGAGATCCAAGATACACCAAAGATTTATTTTTGGTACCAACCGATGACATGGTCGATTATTTACTTAATAAAGATGAAAAAGATCATTCACAAAATATTTCATTCGGACACATTGATCCTTATGAAAGAGATCATGAGGAATTAAAAAAATATTTTCAGCAAGGGTACAAACCATGTTCATCTTGGTATGAAAAAATGGTTAAAAAACTTAAGTATGATAAGAGAAAAATTAACCAGGAATTAAATTGTGAATTTTTAGGTTCCGGAGATAACGTATTTCACTCGAAAGAACTGGATTATATCAAAGATAATTTACTACAGGAATCACCAACCAAAGTGATGGGAAATTCACTTTGGATTTGGAAGGATCCACAAGAAGGTCATAAATATATTATGGGAATTGACGTATCTCGTGGTGATAGTGAAGATTTTTCATCAATTCAGATTATTGATTTTGATGAAAGAGAACAGGTTTTAGAATATGTCGGAAAAATACCACCGGATTCATTGGCGGAAATTGCATATAAATGGGCGGTAATGTATAATGCTTTTATTGTAATTGATATCACTGGTGGAATGGGTGTTGCAACAAGTAGAAAATTACAAGAGATTGGGTATAAAAATCTTTATGTTGATGGTGTTGATACTACAAACATTTGGAATTATAATCCGAAAGCTCAAGATAAGATTCCCGGAATTAATTTCAACAATAAACGAGTTCAAATTATTGCAGCATTTGAAGAATATGTTAGACATAGATTCAAAATTAGAAGTGTCCGTTTATACAATGAAATGAATACATTTATTTATCTGAATGGGAGACCTGACCACCAAAAAGGTCAACATGATGACTTGATTATGGCAATTTCTATGGCAATTTATGTTGGTGAGGTGGCGTTTCAAAAATTAGAAAAAGTCACTCAACAAACAAAGGTCATGATTGAATCATGGACCGTATCAAATAATGAGTCGGCACATAAACAAATACATTTTGACCCCGTATTACCGAATACAAATTTGATGAATGAAAGAATGGGGTATAACACAAATCCATCAAAGAATGACTATATGAAATATGGTTGGTTATTTGGTGGCAAAAGATAAAATATTATGGGACTAGAATTAAGACCAACATCTGGTAAAATATTAAATGGATCAACACTTATTGTCCCAGGACAACCTATATCAAGTTATAAGGTATTCCCAACAACTTTTCAGTTTAAAAAAGGAACATCGAGAGAATTAGTTAAGGAATATAATGTTCCACCTCAAACACCATCACCAACTCCAAATCCTACAAAATTTTAATTTTAGAAAGTATTTATTTAAATAAATAAAAATTTAAAAAAAATAAAAATGACTTTTGTAATAATTAATGACCCAATAGGTGGATTATCATCTACCGTTAGATGCGGGTCCAACAATAACGCAAAATCGGCATATTCTACCGTGAGTGGTGGATTACAAAATACTTCGTCTGGAAAGTACTCAACAATTTCAGGCGGTTATTTGAACTCAACAACTAAAGATTACTCAACAATTGCTGGTGGGTTATTTAACACAACCACAGATTTATTTGGTACTATAGGTGGTGGATCAAGAAATACAGTCCAAAAAAATTATTCCACAATTTCTGGTGGTTTTTCTAATACAACTAACGGATGTTTTTCTACTTTAGTTGGTGGTAGAAACAACATTGCTCAATCTAATTATTCCACAATACTTGGTGGATGTAATAATATTGCAAATGGTATCGGATCTATGGTGTATGGTTTTGATAACGTGGCAAATGGTATAAATTCTGTGGTATTAGGTGGTTCTAATATCGTAGGAAATAACAACGACACTGTATATGTTCCTTATTTAAATATTTCTTTTTTACAGACTGGATCTTCAGTAAATAATTTAGGTATTGATATCACTGGAAATGTAGTTGCTAGTGAATTACAACCGGATGTTTACATTACAGGTGGAACTATAGACTACAACACAGGGGATTTAACTTTGAACAATAACAACTCAACTTCTGTTGTGATTTCTGGGTTTGAAAACACTTACTCGACTGGAGGAACTTTTGTTTCAAACACATTAACAATCGAAAATAATGATGGATCTTCATTTAATGTCACAGGATTTACTTCTGGAGGGGGGTGTGGATACGAATCGGTTTCATACATGGAACTACAAGATTTGGTAACCGGTGGAACTCTTACTCAAGGTTCTTATTATTTAATTAATGATTTCCAAACTTGTTATGATCAACCAGATTTTAATTACAATGGAGATCCAATAACAACCCCAGAAACATATCACGTATCAGACATCGAGCAACTTGTTGTGTTTGCAACATCTGAACAAAGTTTTTCACCATTTGCATTTAGCATTTCACATCCTAACGACAAAATAACATATGATTTTTCATTTAACACAACCGAAAATACTGGAAGTCCTGCTAAAGGAAGAATTACAGAAAGAATTGACGAGTTTAACAATAGAACAGATTACGATCACAGATCAATATTATTTAAAAGATATAAAAGTTATTTTCAAGACGGTAATATCAATGGTAGAATAATTGAAATGAATAATGGTCTTGTAACAGGATTAAATACAAACTTTACGGGTAATTTAATTACTGGAGATACAATTTTTATTATGTCACAAATCCCGATGATGTATGAAGTAATAAGTATTGATTCTGTAAGTGGGATGACAGTTGCAGGTTTTAACTATCAAAACTTTTCCGATCCTTTTGGTTTTGAGTGCGAATTAATGTTACCTTCAGGTTTAGAACCTATAAGTGGGACTTTATATTATTTTAACGATGTTGGTAGTAATGAAATTATTGACGGTGGTGATGACATGTATGATGGTGGAAATAGAATCTATACAGACTTATTTAGTAATGTCCCATATACCCACACACAAATGACCGATCCGCCTGTTAATGAATTAAACCAAGCGGTATTTGGTGACTTTGTTTATGATGGTACGGTACAAAGTGGTGATACGTATTTTAATTTAGGGTCCACTTATTTTACAAATTCTTACCCTGGACTTTTTGTTATGAGTGCTTATGATGTTGAAATTACCGATTTCGAGATAGATGGTAATTTGGGTGCTGATGGTGATGGTCAGGCAGATACTTACGATTACACATTGACTTTTAGTGGAATTGATTACTCTGTTTATTGTAAAAGAGTATGGGGTGCTCAAGATCCATCTGTTAACCACATTTATATTGTTGATACGATTAATAATAATATTATACATAACATTGGTTTTTCAACAAATGATGATTTAGATACAATTTCAAACTTAACAGGAGTTACTCAATTACATTATTTATTATTTGCACTCGCAGGGGGAGTCAAACCAACAAACACCCAAATTGAAAACGTGGTTGAAAGTTATTTGACTTTAATTGAACCAACAGATATAAACATTACTTTATCTAATTTGAATTCAAACTTCACAGGGGTAACTTCTAATTTACCAGAAAATAATTCGGCATACAAATCTTTAAATTACAAACAAACCAATTTAACAGGAGATACCGAAAGTTTTGTTGAGTATTTAACTTTTCAAACCCTTTCAGATGATATAATTAATAACTATATTGGAAATTATGCTAACACATATAATTGGGATAATAATTCATTTCTACTATCAAATAATGTTTTTTATGGTAATTTGGATTATGTAAATAACACTTTTGGAAATTCTTGTTTTAATAATACATTTGATGACGATTGCACAAACAACATTATTGGTAATTTCTTTTATAATAATACCACTGATGATGATTTTGATGATAACCTAATTGGTAACAACTTTCATGACAATTATATTACCGCAAATTTCCGAAGAAATAGAATTGGTGATAATTTCAATAATAATACTATTATAAACGGTTCTTTTGACAGAAATGACATTGGTAATCAATTTGAAAATAACGTAATAACTGATGGGGATTTTGAAAATAACAAAATAGGAAACGTTTATGACAATAATATTATAAATTCTGATTTTTATAAAAACGACATAGATAGCGAATATAATAATAACAGAACATACTCTCAGTTTTACGGAAATCAAATTGGTAATGGATATAATGGGAATAAAATATATTCACAATTTTATGTGAACAATATCAGTGAACTTTTCAATAATAATATAATTGGTGACCAAAATAGTATTGTATCTTCGAATTTTTACGGAAACAAGATTGGAAACTTTTTCGAATCAAATACCATTACAACTAGTTTTTATGAAAATGAAATACTTGATTATTTTTTAAGCAATACCTCTTCTGGAGATTTCTACAAAAACAGTGTAAGTAATGATTTTCAAAATAACACATTGTTAGGAATATTTGCTTACAACAAAATTGGTAATAATTTTACTACTAACAATATCGGTGATGGTTTTGGATATGGTATTAGTACAAGTCAAGGAAATGTAATTGGAAATTATTTTTACAACAATACAATTGGTGAATATTTTTATAATAACGTGGTTGCTGATGGATTTTATTCAAACACAGTTGTTGATTTTTTCCAATTAAATGATGTTAGGGTCTCAATTTTCTCGACTGATTTTAGTAGTGCTACACATGTTTATGGGGATTATAATTGTACTTTATTTAAAAACTCAATACCTTTATCAAGATTGTCTTACTATGATGGTGCCGACTTATTACAAATTACAAATGTTGACGCATAAACTAAAGTAAAAATTGGAGTATTTAATTTTAGAGTTTTATTGTTAAGTTTTTTAATATGGAAGAAAATAAGAAATTAACCGTTTGGCAAAGATTATCCAAAACCTTTGGACCTAATTCGTTGTTGGGTCAAGATATACCAACTTATAGGTTTGATAAGAAAGAACTATTAAAAACTAGAGATAAAAATCAATACGAAAAAGAATTACTCCAGTCTCAACAATCTTTATTTCTATCTAATCAATGGGCCAAAATTGAGAGTAATCTATATACTCAAGCAATTTACTATGAACCAACTAGATTAGCGTCCTTTTACGATTACGAATCAATGGAGTTTACCCCAGAAATTTCAACAGCATTAGACATTTACGCTGAAGAATCGACAACACCAAATGAAGATGGTCACGTATTATCTATTTATTCCGAATCAAAAAGAATTAAGGCCATATTGGCAGATTTATTTAATAATACTTTAGATATCAATACAAACTTACAAATGTGGATCAGAAACACATGTAAGTATGGCGATAATTTTGTGTATATGAAATTAGATCCAGAAAAAGGTATTATTGGTGCGGTTCAATTACCCAACATCGAAATCGAAAGATTAGAGAGAGGTATGAAACCAAAAACACAAAACACTGAAGTCAAAACTGACGAAAAAGGTTTGAAGTTTAACTGGAAAGAAAAAAATATGGAATTTAATAGTTGGGAAGTTGCACACTTTAGACTATTAGGTGATGATAGAAAATTACCATATGGTACATCAATGTTAGAAAAGGCAAGACGTATTTGGAAACAGCTTGTTTTGGCCGAAGATGCAATGTTAATATACAGAACATCCAGAGCTCCTGAAAGACGTGTGTTTAAGGTATTTGTTGGTAACATGGATGACAAAGATGTCGAGGCTTATGTTCAAAGAGTCGCCAACAAATTCAAAAGAGATCAAATTGTTGATAATAAGACCGGTAATGTTGATTTAAGATTTAATCAAATGGCGGTTGACCAAGACTACTTTATTCCTGTACGAGATGCTACACAAACAATGCCAATAGAAACATTACCTGGTGGTACAAACTTATCTGAAATTGCAGATATCGAATATATCCAAAAGAAACTTGTAACCGCATTGAGAATACCTAAAGCATATTTGGGTTTTGAAGAACCAGTTGGTGATGGAAAAAATCTATCATTATTGGATATTCGTTTTGCAAGAACAATCAACAGAATTCAAAAAAATATTTTATCAGAATTAAATAAAATTGCAATTGTACATTTATTCCTTTTAGGATTCGAAGACGAACTTCAAAACTTTACATTAGGGTTAAATAATCCATCTAAACAAGCAGATCTTCTAATGGTTGATGTTTGGAAAGAAAAGGTATTATTATATAAAGATTTGGTTTCTGAAATTCCTAATTCAATTGCACCTACTTCAGCAACTTGGGCTAAAAAACATATATTTGGATTCTCTGATGAAGACATTAAATTAGATGTACAAAGAATGAGAATGGAACGAGCAGTTGCCGCTGAATTAACAAATACCGCAACAATTATTTCACACACAGGTATGTTTGATCAAATAGACAAATTATATAAAACTGTATCTGGAGCTACTGAAGGAGCTGCGGCTGAAGGTGGAGATGAAGGATTAGGAGGTCTAGGAGGACCACCATCACCACAATCAGGACAAAAATCACAACCATCAGGACAACCACAAGGGACAGAACCTGGAGGACCGGCCGGGGGTCTTCCGGAAAACAAAATAAATTTGGAAAAATTAATTTTAGAATCTGAAGAAGACGACTTTTTTCAACGAAACGGATCTTTAGGTGAAATGGAAAAAGAATTATTGCGAATATTGAAAGATTAATATATTTATAAAATAAACTAATTATGAAATTCGGTCTTCTAAAAAGTAAAATAGAAAAATATTTAGTTGAATCTTACAAAGGAAAAAATTTCAAAGATTCAATGTTTGTCTTTGATGAATTAATCTTGAAGAATAAAAATTTATCCAAACTTTTTTATTTATATGATGAATTATCATCGAACAAGTCATTAAGTGAATCAGTTGCAAATCAATACATAAACGAATCTATTACCATATTCGAAAACACAATAAATAAAATTTCTAAAAATCAGATTGATGAAATTCAATTGTGGGTTGGTCATGTAATAACTAAAAACAACTATTGTGACATAGACAACCTATTTTCATCAAATGTATTAACTCTTGAAAATAAAATAGAAAGTAGAAAAGTTATCTTAGAAAATTTGAAAAAGTCGTCAATCAAAGAAGATCTTATTGAAAATGTTAGTTTGAACACTTTAGTTGAGGCGGCAAATAAAACGGTAAATAACTATATTAATGGATTAGATCCATCAAGTAAAAAAAGACTACTTAAAGTTTTATCGGAAAGTGATTCTAAATTACAAACAAAATATGAAATATTAAAAGAATCAGTTGTTGAGAAATTAGAGGATCTAAAATCTAATGAATCAGAAACTGATGTGATTAGTAGAATCGATGAAACAATTCAAAAATTATCAAATGAAGAATACAACAAAATTGAATACTTTAAATTGTTCGAATTGAATAAAAATCTTTAATTATTATTGTTGAATTTTTTCTGAACGTAGGCGGCCTTTTTATTTTGTTGTCGTTTGACAACAGACTTTTTAGTAAATTCTCGTCTATCGTTCAAAATTGAATTTTGTCTGGTTTTGATAACCTTACTTTTTAATTCCTTTATCGCCCTTTCGATATCGTTTCTTTTTACTTTTACAATTAACATATACTTTTGAATAGTTTTATATTTGATATATACTTCAAATTTACGTATTTTTTCTAAAAATAAACTATTTAAGTATGAAAAAGTTTTATGAAAAAAGGCAAAACCTCAAAAATAAGTGGTTTTAGAACTTCAAAAGTAACTTACGGAACTGTTGATTCCAAAGAATTTAAATCACTCTATTTAAACATCCAAACCTGGGTAGAACCCAAAAAAGTGGTTGACAACTGGCAAAGACTTGTATTAAACACAAATCGGTCCATCAAACATTCAGTTTATAATAATTTAGATAAATCAATGTTTGACGACAAATTTATTGTAGATATGGATTTAAGAACCAGTGGATTACAACCCAAAAAAAAATCTTTTATGAATTTAGAAATAAATTTATTTTTATCACAAGATATAGATTTCAAATCTGTAAAATTAAAAAGATCATTAAAAAAATTAACCAAAGATATTTATGATAATGTTTTTATAAAAAACGAAAACTTCAAATTTTATCTCACCAAAAACGGCAACACCAAAAAAACTATTATAAAAACCGAACTTGTTTAATATTTATAAAAAAATAAATAACGAACATGAAAATATTAGGACCCAACGAAATTGGAAAAGGTATTCTTGTCGAATACGATGCCGGATATATAAATCCAATGGATAGAAGAAATCTGGATTTAATTAGAGAAAACAAAACTTTTTTGGACTACTCAAAACCTTTTGAATTCTATGCGGTTCTTCAAAAATATAATACCGCAAATAGAAATGGTAGAGTGTATCCTGAAAAGATATTAAAAAGAGAAGCCGACAATTATAAAAAAATGATTGATAAAGGTGTTGCGTTGTCAGAGTTGAATCACCCAGAATCTTCTTTGATTGATTTGGATAGGGTTTCACACGCAATTACTGAAGTATGGTGGGAAGGTCCGGTTCTTCTTGGTAAATTGAGATTATTGACAAGCCCCGGTTTTCACGAAAGAGGTATTGTTTCAACAAAAGGTGATTTAGCCGCTAACTACCTTCGTCAAGGAGTTACATTAGGTATTTCTTCTCGTGGAGTTGGTTCACTTAAAAAAGTTGGTGACCAAAACGAAGTCCAAGATGATTTCGAATTAATTTGTTTTGACTTGGTATCATCTCCATCCACACCTGGAGCTTACTTATTTGTTAATAAAGATGATAGAATGAAATTTGAGGAAAACTTGGGTGAAGAAAAAAATATAAATTTGGAAAGAGCCACTGGTATGAATACAAGTTCGATTGATAAAACCAAAAGTTTAATGGATAAATTATCCGCATTTCTTGATAAATAATATTTTTAGTATTATACTTTTTTTAAAATTATAATTATGGAACAAGGAGAAAAGTATTTTGTGGCAAAAATTTCATCAGATTCAGTAGATAACGAAACTGGTCGTGTGAAAAAATTGAAAGAAGAAAAGTTAGTGTTGGGATATAGCCCAACTGATGTGGAAGCAAAAGTTACAAAGGTTTATGAAAATTACAATATGGATTGGAGAATCACTTCGATCACAGAAAGTAAAATCGATGAAGTAATCGAGTAATTATTTAAGTTTATTTTAATATAAAAGGGATGACGAAAGTTGTCCCTTTTTTTTATATAAATAAAATTAATTTTTTTTAAAGTTCAAAGTATTTATATTAATAAAATCCAAAAAGAATAAATGGACAGAAACATTAATGAAATTGAAGACGCTCTATTTCAAGTGAAAAACCTTGAAGAGTCTCTCAAAAAAAATGCACAAGGAATACTTTCTTCAACTATGAAGGAAGAAATCAGTTCATTAGTAAAAGAATCTCTTAAAAAAGAGGTTGATGAAGAAGATGTTGAAGACGATACAGATGATGAATCGGACGATACTGATAACACAATGGATGACATGGAAGGTTCTACAGAAGATGATGTTATAGATGACATAGATTATGAAGAAGACGATTCAATAACAGAACCACCAGTGACTCCAGAAGATGATGATGTCGAAACTATTGATTTGAGAGGCGAAAAAAACATGGATAATGTTATGAGAGTCTGGATGTCAATGGATCCTAACGACGGAATCATTGTAACAAAAGACGATGAAATGATAAATTTATCAGATAAAAACACAGGAAAGGAATATATGATTTCTTTAAATGAGTCTGAAGATTTTTTTGAGGACGAATTTATGGTGACAGATCCGTATGAAGAAGATCCGGATGAAGAAGGTTCATTTGAAGATGAGTTAACTGGTTTTGAAGATTATAGTGGTGAGTCAGATGACTATGATCCATTTGAAGACATTGATTATTCTCAATTAGAGGAAATGATGGGTGGGTTCGGTACAAAAAAACCCAAGCATGACTTTATGTATGAACTCGAGTTCGATGACAAATCTGAATTTATGGAGGATTCTGATTCAGATGGTTTTGAGAACGAATACCGTGAATTTATGGAGGATTCTGATTCAGATGGTGAATTTGAGTACGAGGATGAATTCACGAAATATTCCGGTTCAGATGAAACTCTAGAAGGTTATGACTTTGAAGTAGATCAAAGTATTTTCGAATCCAAAAAAATGTCAGCAAAACCAAAAGGTGTTACCGGACATGGCCCAAAATTCAAATACGGTAAAACAACTGATTACCCAACAAAAAAACAAAAAACAGCGTTTGGTAAAGAAGGTGTTAAAGCCAAAGGAACTGGCAAAGCTAAGTTTGAATATGATGAGTATGTAAACATGGATGGGTACACAGAAAGGCCAACCAAAAGAAAAGAGTTCAGAGAAGCATCAAGAACATTAGGTAATGGTTCTAAATTTAGAAAAGGTGGTCTTCCAAAACCAAGAGCACATTCTAAAGCTAATACCGCTATCAATGAAGAACTTCAATTAATGAGAGAAAAAAATGAAGAGTACAGAAAAGCTCTTAATTTGTTCAGAAATAAATTGAATGAAGTTGCAGTATTTAACTCAAACTTGGCTTACGTAACAAGATTGTTCACTGAACATTCAACAACTAAACAAGAAAAGATTAACATTCTACGTAGATTCGACAATATCGAGACTATTAAAGAATCTAAAAATCTTTACAAAGTTATCAAATCTGAACTTGGTTCAGGACAAAAATCTCAACAAACAATTAAAGAATCAGTTCAAAGATCTGTGGAAAGAACACCTAGTACGGGTTCTGCAGTGAATTTGATTGAATCTAAAACTTATGAGAATCCACAGTTCTTAAGAATGAAAGATTTGATGAAAAAAATATAAAAAATAAACTTTTTTAAAAAACCGTATATTTATTATATACATAAAAAATAAAGCTAAAAAAATAAAAAAATGGGAGCATTATTAGAATCAGGTCTTGTTGGTAACATCGGTCTTAAGCACCTTAAAGTTATCAAAGAAGATACTATTAACAAATGGGACAGATTAGGGTTCCTTGAAGGCCTACGTGGTCACCTAAAAGAAAATGTTGCGCAGTTGTACGAAAACCAAGCGTCACATTTGATTAACGAAGCAACATCTGACTCATCTTCAGGTTCATTCGAAACTGTTGTGTTTCCTATCGTTAGACGTGTATTCTCTAAATTGTTAGCGAATGAAATCGTATCTGTACAAGCGATGAACTTACCAATCGGTAAATTGTTCTACTTTGTACCTAAAATTCAGGGATATTCAGGTGGTTCAGTTGTTGACAACGTGAACATTACATCGGGTGACCACTACGCACCTGTTGGTTCACCAGGTAATTATCCTGGAAGTCCTGAGAATGGTTACAATTCAGGTACAGGTCAACCTTTCGGTACTGCAGCTAAAAATCTTTACGATTTGTTTTACGAAGGTACTGAACCAGGTCTTAACCCTGGAGGTCTTTTTGATTACTCGAAAGGTCGTTTTGTAACAATCACTGCTAACACACCTACGCAAGTATGGAGTAACGGAGCATTGATTACTCAAACGTTGAGTTCAGGTGAGTATAGAAAAATTATTGTAGCACTTTCAGGATTTACAAATCTTGGTGTTGGTAAACTTATTGGACCTGATGGTCAAGAAATTGATACCGAATCTTTCTTGTCGAATTTGGTACTTTACACCGCAGATGCAACTGTTGCAACACAATTAGGTTTAACATCGAGTGGTACTTTTACCCCTCTATTGTTCAGAGTAGTAACTCAAAGATATGGTAAAGGTATTGTCGCACCAACATACAGTTCACAACAAACATCTTTCGGTTCTACTGGAAATGGTGGATATTTTGATAACGTATGTGACCAAAATGGTATAATCTATTTGGAAATTGACGCTCAAGTACCTATTTGTGTATCTTGTGGTCAGTCAACACCTGATGGATATTCAGGAGCAACAATAACGGAGGCTGCTTGGTCAGGAACAGGAGCATCAACGGCAATCAAAGCGGCTTTCAGACGTTATGAAGAA